GCCTCTGGTCTTCACGACAACCTCAAGGAGATGCAGACCCTGAAGTCGGACCAGTCCCAGGCCCATGCGGTCTGGGCCGCTCTGACCAACGGCGCCGCCGTTCTACCCAAGCCCCAGATCCCGTTCGTTTACAAGAAGTTCGAGGCCATGCTCACAGCGATGGGCACGACCGTGAAGAACGAGGGCGGCACCGTTCGGATCATTCCGCGGACCGATGCCGAGACCCTCGCCCTGAGCCGAGGGGAAATCAAGCGACCGACCCGTACACTTCGTGGCAAGGACGACCGCCCCGAGCCTGGCGGACTCTTCGACCCACACATCACGGGCGGAAGTGAAGGTGGAACCCACTGGGGTCATATCCGTCTCCATGAGCCGATGCCCAACCCCATCCACGCCAGAGCCATCTCTCGAGTCCTCGGCATCCAGGAAGCCGACATCTCGGACATCATCGAGGGGAAGAAGAAGCTCCCCGGTGGCCAATACGGCGGCAGAGGTTTCCGCGAGGCTTTGTCCAAGATCAATGTCGACAAGGAGCTGAAGGACGCCAAGGATGCGCTCAAGGATCCGAAGATCAAGGAAGCTGCGCTGGAGAAGGCCCACTTCAAGTACCACGCGCTGCGCACCCTAAAGGAGCTCGGGGTCAAACCAGCAGACGCCTGGACCATCCAGAATGTCCCCGTGATACCGCCGATCTTCCGTCCACAGACGACGAAGCCGGACGGCACCATCAACAACAACCCACTCAACGCCCTGTACCGCCGACTTGGTGTGACCAATGAGTCGCTAAAGCATGGGGAGAAGATCCCGTTCAACGCCACGCTCGATGCTCAGGCCGGGTTGTATCAGGAGCTTCGGAACCTGTTTGGTACGACTCCGAAGGGGAAGAAGGCGCTCGACCTCGACATGCGTGGTACTCGCGAGGACCGGAGCAAGAAGCTACCCGGGATTCTCCACATGCTCAGCGGAGAGCAGCCCAAGGACGGCTTCTTCCAGGACAAGATCATAGCGAAGAAGCAGGACTACACGTCTCGGGCCACCATCACGGTGGACCCCGACCTTGGTGTGGATGAAGTCGGGGTGCCCAAGAAGATTGCTGCTGAGCTCTACCGGCCTTTCATAGTCAGCCGTCTGATTCGTTCGGGTGTGCCTGGTGACAAGGCACAGATCATGGTGTCGCAGAAGGCGCCACTCGCTATCAAGGCTTTGGAGCAGGAGATCAAGAATCGACCACTCCTGATGAAGCGAGATCCTGTGCTCCACCAGTACGGGTTGGTGGGGCAGAACGTGAAGCTCACCGACGACCCCGCGGTGAAGCTCAGCCCCCTGGTGCTGCCGCCACTGAATGCTGACATCGATGGCGACACCGTTGCCCTGATGGTCCCTTTGACCCACGCTGCAGTGGAGGAGACCAGGAGGATCGTTCCGTCACAGCGAATCATTTCGGAGAGTTCCGGTGACGTGCTCTACGCCCCTTCCAACGAATCGGCCCTGGCGCTGTACCGCATGTCCGTTCCTCGTGGAGCTGCCAAGGGCAAGGCCTTCAAGACCAAGGACGAGGCGGAGAAGGCGTTCAAAGAGAGCCGAGTCCAGCTCAATGAGACGATCCATATCCAGGGCGTTGGGGACACCACTCTGGGACGAGCCCGTGTGGCTGCTGTGGTCCCGGAGAAGTACCGGACCCGGATCCTGACAGACCTGAAGGCGCCATTCGACAAGAAGTTCCAGGCCGAGATCCTTCACGATACAGCGAAGTCCCAGCCCAAGCACTTCGTGGAGCTCGCCGACAATCTCAGCCGTCTGGGGTTCCAAATGGCGTACGAGTCGGGTCACACCGTGACACTCAAGGACCTCGAGCCACTGAGGGACAAGCGCGACCAAATCGTTGCGGCTGCACAGAAGAAGGTGAACCCCCTCATGGCCCAGGGGAAGACCGATGAGGTGACCCAGCACTGGCTCGACGCGACCAGGAAGCTGCACGACACCTACTCCACCCACTTCGCCAATCACCCCACCAACGTCAGCGACATGGCGGTGAGCGGTATCAAAGCCAAGCGTGAGCAGTACCAGGGCCTCGTGATGGCCCCCATGCTTGTTGAGGACCACCTGGGTCGCCCCTCGAAGGTGCCAATCACGAAGTCCTTTGCCGAGGGCATCGACCTGGGCGGATACTTCCTCCAGGCTGCCGGAGCTCGTCGTGCCCTAATCCAGAAGACCGACTCGGTTCGCGAGCCCGGGTACATGTCCAAGCTCTTGGTGCAGGCCAATATCGATCAACCCATCACCGGGGCTGATTGCGGCACGCCGCAAGGCATGTTGATGCCGATCAAGAACAAGGACGTCGTGGACCGCCACCTGGCTGCGCCATTGAAGCTGGGGGCTCGTGAAGTCCCGGCAGGGACCGTCGTTACACCAGACCTCTTGGCCCACGCCGAGAAGGCAAAGGTCGATCGCATCCTGGTGAGGTCACCGCTGAAGTGCCGCATGCCGCACGGGGTCTGCTCCAAGTGCATGGGGGTGCATCCCAGTGGTGGCGACTATCACATGGGGGAGAACGTCGGAATCATCGCGGCACAGGCTTTGGGTGAGCGCGCTGCCCAGCTAATGCTTCGGCAGACCCACGGTGGCGGTATCGTCAGCACCAAGGGTACAGGCATGGACGAGTTCAGTGATGTCCATCGTCTCTTCGCTGCTTCGAAGCGCAGTCGCGAGGACGCAGCTGTGGCTCCGTCGACTGGGGTGGTCTCCTCGGTGGAGAAAACCCGACAGGGGACCTGGAACATCTACATCGACAAGAAGAAGAACCCCTTGGTGTCGAGGCAGAGGACTCTGGATCACGTCAAGCCTGGGTATTCCTTCTCCAAGGGTGAAGTGCTCACCCATGGAGAGCCCAACATCCACGACCTGTTGAGCACGAAGGGTCTTGACGCCGTGCAATCCCACATGGTGGATCGTATTGGTGGGATCTATGGCAGGGAGGGTGTTCTACGTCGGCACGCCGAGCTCGCGGTTCGCACAGCGACGAGTGTGGTTCGGGTGCAAGATCCCGGGGCCCATGATAGTTACGTCCGGGGTGACTTCGTGACGAAGCCAGTTTTGGATGAGATCAATAGGACGGTTCTGAAGGGTAAGAAGCCTATTGAGTACGAGTCCCACTTGATCCCCGCCAGTATGATCCCCTTGCGGAGTCAGCCAGACTGGATGGGGCGTCTCCAGGGTGAGCGAATCACACAGAGTGTGCTCACCGCCATTCAGCATGGACATACGTCGACACCTGGTGGCCGACACCCGATCCCTGGACTAGCTATCGGCGTCGCAGCGGGTAGAGCTTACGGCACGGCACAGGACAAGCCTCATGGCTAGGACCCCAGGCGGACCCTCACACAACCGGTACTCCTTCTTCAGGTTGGAGGAGGCCGTGATCACTGACGTCAATCGAAAGACCTGGACTGTTACGGTAGAGACCCGGCACAGCGCCAAGACCGTCACTGACATTCAGTGCATGGCTCAGTACCACCACTACGCCAACGGCGAGGGGATTCATCATCTCCCCGAGGTTGGGGCGATCTGTTTGTTGGGTTGGCCCAGTGACAACACCCCGCCATTCGTCATGGGGTATCTGGGTCTGCCCTCGGTGGAGATCACGCCGGATGATCAAGCCGCTCGGTCCCAGACCACAGACAACCCCCAGGGCTCACCCACTGATGTAGGGTTCCGGTCCAGGCGTCCAGAGTTGAATCCCGGAGACGTCGGACTCACGACTCGGGACGAGAACTTCGTCATCCTGCGTCGGGGTGGCATCGTTCAGATTGGATCTACTGCGCTGTCCCAGCGCCTCTACATCCCGGTTCTCAACTACATCAAGGACTTCTGCGAGAACTACGAGATGCAGTCCTTTGGAGGGGATCTGAGCTGGACCGTGGCTCGGTCTGAGTCCGACCCCTCGGGGAAGGCGCCGGCGACGTGGACTTTGGATCTCCTGGAGTATGCCCAGGACACCAAGGCCACAGTCCAGGTCAGGTACTTGCCCGTTGCGGAGCCTGGCTCAGACAAGTCGGCTTGGGAGGTCACAGTAGCACCCCAGGGCATCGACCGGGACACTGGGTCGGTCTCTGGGGCAGTCTACACCCTCAAGGTGGGTCTCAATGGGGATCGCATCGAGACCATCACGGGTAGCCGGTCCACGGAGGTTCAGGGATCTGACACTCTGGAAGTCGGTGGGGACCACAGCACCACCGTGGGCGGCAGTACAAGCCTCACCGCCGGCGGCAGCCTCGAGCACATAGCAAGTGGCACGGCCACACTCGGGGGTGCCGCAGTGAGGCTGGGGAGCCGGGCTGCGGCCCAATCCGCGGTACTGGGACCTGCGCTGGTTTCCTTGCTCAGCCAGCCCATGATTGTCCTTCCCCCAGGTGGGGTAGGCCCCCCGATTGGAACAGCCGTGCTGTCCCCGTCCCAGATTGCGCTTCTGACTCAGATGCTTTCCACCAAGGTGTTCCTCGAATAGATGGGGTGAGATACCATGAGCGACATGGACATTTTCGAGTACGAGCCCGAACTGGTCTTCTCCACGCCGAAGACGGCTGCGGTGCATCTCGACGAAGACCCCCAGACCTGGACACGACAGGTTCTGACCGAGCTATACCGCTTGGTCCCTGAAGTGTCGGAATACACCCCAGAGGTGATGTTCCTGAAGGTCGACAAGGAGCAGGGCTACGCCCTGGGCGTCGTTGTCATCACCTCGGCTACCGACAGCGCGCTGAGCGCGACGCGGGTTGGTGGATCGGCCAAGAAAGCCTTGGTCCCCGTCATCATCAAGAACCACCTGCTCATGCCGATGGACTTGATGATGTCGGGCACTGGCAAGATGGTACCGCTCAATGCCCATCGCTTGAGGTCCATTCTGTTCCGTCCCGAGACCTTCGAGATGATCACGGAGGATTGGGGCGACACCACGTTGTACAACATGTTCTATCCGCCGGGACGCAGCGACAATGACTTCGGTGCCGGCATCTCCCAGGGCATGGGTGGCGGCACAGCCGGGGCTGTGACCCACATTCAGGGTCCTGGGATGAAGCTGAGCTTCGAGCTCCTGGAGGCCGCACTGCCCACAGTCCGGGGTCAGGACATCGAAGAGGTGGCGAAGACCCTGCACAGTACTCCAGGTCTGGTGAAGGCCTCGGCTGAAAACACCGCGATGCTCGGAGCCTTGCGTCTTCTCAGCGAGGCCCAGGACACAGCGGTGAAGTCCGCTTCTGGTCTCTGCGATGTTGCCATCAGCCAAGCCCGCCCCAGTGTGTTCCAGTTCGGCTTCGATGAGTCCCGGGCGCAGTACTGGGTGAAGACATCGAGTCGAGTGGCGTACTACGGGGTCACGGATAGTGCCCCGGTACAGTACATGTCCCGCAAGGAGTTCCTGAAGCAGGCCGGACCCGAGGTGACCCAGAAGGTGGACACCGAAGGCACTGTCACTCTGACTGGGTCTGGTACCGCTGCTGCGGACCCCGATGTCTCGAACTGGGAGATCGTGGAAAAGCCCGGCATCTACAAGGTCCGTACCGTGCAGGGCAAAGAGATGACCGGGTGGGTTATCCCTGGCCTACTCGACCTGGATGGCACCCGCAGCCCCATCGCGGTGTTCACCAATGGTGCCGCCGCCATGATTCAGGACCAGATCGTTGGTTCCATGACCGCCACAGGGGTTGACCTCCCGGCGTCGCCCCCACGGGGCACTGGGGTGTTCTACGTCTCCGGTCAGGGCGGCATCGAAGCCACTGCGCCTCTCGCCATCAAGGGCAAGGAAGCCGGGATGGACGGCGGGGACTCCTGGCTGGTCCACACCCTTTCCGGTGAGGAAGGGCGCATCCGCATCGTCCCTGGAGTCCAAGGCATGAAGGCCCTGGGTGGGGACATCATGGTGTCGCCAAGCGTGAAGTTCCTGAGCCTGGATACCGAGATCGCTACGCCCCTGGTTCGGTCCCTGGACGGTCTGGATAAGACCGCTGCGGCCGTCGCTGGGTCCAGCATCACGGTGTTCTCCGACAGCTACGACACCTACGAGTTCCGCTACCACAACCTGCCGAAGCTCGCCGCGGCATCGGGTACTCGACTCGACCTCGACGACGCCATGTTGGTCCTGTGCTCCGCGGGGCTGGACTCGAAGACTGCCCACAACCGCCTCTCCGCGGCATTGAACGGCAGCATCAAAATCTCTGGGGTCAGTGATGTCAGGCTGGCCAAAGATCTAATCCAAAGCACACGAAAGTTGGCTTCCGCCCGCAGCGCGGAGGTGATGGCTCTGCGCCAGAACCTCGTGAAGGAAGCCAGTGTTTTCCCCAACGCGATGACTGTCGATGCTGTGCTCAGCCTCGGCTTCATCAACTCGGAAAACATTAGGATGTACATCAGCCGACTCCCCTACATTGAACAGTGCCTCTCCATGCTGTGTGAGCTCCTTCTGGCTTCGCGACTCGGTCTCAATGAGATCCCGGAGTTCGCCGCAGCCCGCGGGGTTCGCGCACTGGACGAGACGGTTCAGGGACTCAGGTCGCTTGCGCTGCGGGATCCGGATGCGGAGACCACAGCGAGCTCTTGATGCTGAGATACCCGGCGAAGCGATACATCTACTACTTGCTGTCTCGTCGGTCTCTGAAGGCCGACGAGGTCATTGCTCGTCTGGATGATCTGTTATTCCCACTCCCACAGGACAGAAAGGACCTCGATCGTCTGATCAAGTCCATCCTGGAGGAGCAGCGCAGGATGCAGTTCCCCGTGGGGTATGATCCCAGCAACCAGCCGTTCAACGCGGTGACGGCGAAGTTCCTGAGTCGCTGGGAGATCACAGACATGTGGTCGAACGATGAGTACGTCCGCAGTGCCACGGACATCGTTCACGAGCCTCAGATTCGTCGGACCCTGGAAGCCTTTCTGATCGGACCACTGAACCCACAGGCCATAGCGAGACGCCTTCAACAGCGCTTCTCCCTGCCAGAGGCAGTGATGAATCCGCGGGTGGTCCGGCTCTACGCCCATTACTACTGGGACTACTCCGCGATGAACAACGCGGAGTGGAAGGACGTCTTCACCAAGTGGATGGCGGGGTACACCACCGACGACTACCAGACCTCGCTGATGGCTCCGCGCAGTGCTGCGGGTGCGGCTCTGAGTCTGGCCGTGGTGGACCGAAGCACGGACTCACTGAGCCCAGTCATCCACTATGCCACGGCACGTGACATGGCGTTCCGCATGTTCCTGGAAGCCGTAATCCTGCAGAGACCTGGTCTGGGTCGGGCACAGTCCGCACTCAACGCCTTTCAGATCATGCGTGGAGCCGATGAGGAGCTCGCCAAGCACCGGGGCAGCAGTGCAGAACTTCTCGAAGAGCTCCGCCGGATTGAGGTATCCTACGACTCCGAGAAGGTCCTATCCGTACACGACATCCCAGGCCTCAAGGCTGTCGACATCAAAGCACTCCCCAGCGTTGTAGAGACCGAGGGGGAAACCGTAGAGGAGCCCAATGACGAACACAAACCAGGATGATCTGAAGTCCGCAAACCTCCAGGACGTGTCGTGCTCGTCGTTGAGCACACACATCCCAGAACCACTGGCCAAGGACACGGCGGATTACCTCGTCGAGTACGGCATCCGCGTGGATGACGCCGCGATGGTGTTCCACTTCTTTCCGGCCAAGGACGCCAAGGACTGGAAAGAGTCCTACCACATGCCTGATCGCCTGGAGCATGCCATCCAGGCTTGCTTCGACACCACCAAGGTACGCGCCAACTACGTCTCGGAGCTCAAGAGCTTCTGCATTATCGTTTACGGTCTTGGGGCTGGTCCCGATCCTTGGCCTTTGGTCGAGCGTTTCTTTTCCGAGATCGAACGGGGCCCAGCCGCATCTTGAATGGGCCGTTGAACCCGATGCGAAACGACCCACCGTAGTAAGCGTTGTGGGCCTTGACGTAGTCGCGTAGGTTCTTCTTCAGATCTGGGGTCAGTCCCATTCGGAACCGAAACCAGAGGTTCCCCGACTCGTCTCGCCTGGTCTCGTGAACCAAATCACCGAGGAAGCGGAGCAGGTTCCCACTCATGGAGTCCAGAGTAAAGGGTGTTGGCATTGATCCCGAAGACTTCGAGGGTGACCCGATTCAGGGCGCCCATGTCGATGATCCCTTCGCCCAGAAGACTACTGTAAGACGCCACCACCGTGTCAAGATGACCCCGTCTACGTGGGTCGAACACTTCGTCCGAATCAAAGACGGCGACCGCGGTGTTATCAAGAAGATGGACTTCGAGGAGCGCAGATACCTGCGCCGCATCTACGACTCCAAAAGCCCGAGGAAGCTCCTACTCACCAGCCGCCAAACCGAGAAGTCCACCACCGTCGGTAACAAGATCCTGGCCAACTGCGGGATGAACCCCGGCTTCGAGTCCTTGTTCGTCTCGCCATCCGCGATGCAAACCAAGGTGTTCAGCAGCGCCAGACTCCACGACATCATCGACATCAGCCCACTGGTCAAGTCCCTGACCCACAAGGAACTGACGATGAACATCCTGGAGAAGGTGTTCGTCAACAGGTCGAAGATATATCTGCGATACGCCTTCCTCAACGCAGACCGTATCCGTGGTCTTTCCGTGAACGCGATCTTTGCCGATGAGATCCAGGACTTGCTCCAGGAGACCATGCCGGTCATTGAGGAGACTGCCTCACACAGACAAAACCCGGTCTACGTCTACAGCGGCACACCCAAGTCGTTCGACAACACCATCGAGCACTACTGGTCCAAAGCCTCGACCCAGTCGGAGTGGTGCATCCCGTGCGAACACCACGGTACACCGAACAAGCCATCGACCTGGCACTGGAACATCCTGGGACCCAACAACCTGGGCAAGACCGGTCCGGTTTGTGACCGCTGTGGCAACCCGCTGAACCCGGAACACCCCATGGCTCAATGGGTTGAGATGAACCCCGGAGCGGAGTTCGAGGGCTTCAGAATCTGCCGTCTGATGGTGCCTTGGTACTTCAAGAGCCAAGACAAATGGAAAGAGATCTTACTGGCCCGTGAACGCTACAACATGGCCCAGTTCATGAACGAGGTCTTGGCCATCAGCTACGACTCCGGCGTCAAACCCATCAGCCGAGCCGAGGTCATCAGGGCCTGCGACTCGAACTACCACATGGACGAGGATGCCGTAGCCGCTCTGGGAACAAGCCACACCCTGTACGGCGGGGTCGACTGGGGAACGGGGGAATCCGCGTCGTACTCGTTGTTCACCGTCGGCGGCTATGTCCGTGGCGATTCTGGTTTCCAGGTCGTGTACTCCCAGCGCTTCGATGGTCCACTCGCAGATCCCGAGCTGCAGGTCGCAGAGATCTCTAGGCTGGTCCGCAAGTTTAGACTCAAGTACCTGGGCTGCGACTACGGCATGGGGTTCATGCAAAACAAAAAACTGATCTCCACCTTCGGACCCAAGCGGGTGCATCAGTTCCAGTACGCCCCCCGGGCCCCACGAAAGCTCATCTACAGAGGAGCTCTGCACAGGTTCATCGCGTTCAGGACCCCACTGATGTCCGATCTATTCAATGCCATCAAGGCCATGAAGGTGAGGCTCCCGGCGTGGGAGGTTTACAAGTCGCCGTACGCCGATGACATCCTGTCCATCAAGTCGGAGTACTCCGAGACCATGCGGATGATCAAATACGACAAGCCCCGTGGGATACCGGATGACACCTTTCACAGCATTCTATACTGCCTGATGGTGTCGATGTTCGACCACCAGAGGCCGGATATCATCGCCCCGATCCGAGAGGTGTCGGACAGCGAAGCCCAGAGCTCTGCGGCCGAGGACGCCGCAATGATGGACTTTGAGATGAAGATCCCACCCAACGAGATGTAGGCAAAGTGTTATCCCGAACCGACCCCTGCGGGCCGGCCGGGACTCCCACTTCTTCTACTTCTCCCCGTCCTCCTTGGTGGTGTAGTAGTACACGCCGTATCCGACGGCGCCGATCGCGGCGGCGCCGAGTACCGTGGCGACCACGATTTCGGTTGTGCTCCACTGGGGCTTGGAGAACAACTGGGCCTTCTCCGCGGCCCTCATCACCTGATATGCCTGCACCGTTTGGCGCAGTCTCTCGGCCGCAAGTTCGTCAGAAACCGTGGCAGGTCTCCCACTGAGAGCCGCAAGAGTACCCGCCGTCGGCTGCGGGAGCGTCCCCTTGAGGTCCTTGCGGGTGACCTTAGTGATGGTGTCTGCCACAAGGGCCGCGACTGCCGCAGGAGCGACTGCCGCAGGAGCGACTGCCGCAGGAGCGGGGGCCGCAGGAGCGGGGGCCGCAGGAGCGGGGGCCGCAGGGGCGAAGCCACCGATTGCCATTTGGATGGCAGCGAGGGCCTCGCGGGAATGCCGCTGCTCCTCTCGCATGTCTTGGACGGCCTTTGCCAGAACCTTCTGGTTTTCTGACAGAACCTCTTGGTTTTGGCTAAGGGCTTGAGTCTCACTGGGGTTGATGTTGTTGCTCATGTTGGTATCTCTCCTCTGCAGGCATTATTGCCTTGTACCTGCTTATAGGTGCTTTTTACGGTGTTTTTACGTATCCAGCCGCGCGTACTGCGCGTTGTCCTCAATCCAGTGCCGGCGGCCCTCAATATTCGACCCCATGAGGAGGTCGAAGTAGGTTTCGGCCGCTACGGCGTCGTCTACACCGACTTGGAGTAGACTCCTGGCTCCGGGGTCCATAGTGGTTGCCCAGAGGTCTTCAGCATTCATCTCTCCGAGTCCCTTGTAGCGGGTTACGCGAAGTCCTCGGCGTTCGTCCTCGCAGAGGCTATGCACGGCGGCTTCAAACTCGGAATCCGAGGTGTAGAACCTCGTCTTGTTGCGGGTCTTGACCCCATAGAGTGGGGGCTGCGCGATGAAGACATGACCCTCATGGATCAGTCTTGGCATGCAGCGGTAGAAGAATGTCAGGAGTAGGGTCCGGATATGAGCGCCGTCGACATCGGCGTCAGTCATCAGGATGATTCGGCTGTAGCGCAGACGGGTCTTGTCGAACCCAGCGATCTGCTCTATGCCGCAACCCAGGGCAGTGATGATGGTGCCGATCTCGGCATTGTCCATGATGTCGTCGATGCCGGCACGTTCCGTGTTTAGGACCTTTCCGCGAAGCGGTAGTACGGCTTGGAACCTTCTGTCCCTACCGCCTTTCGCACTGCCCCCAGCACTGTCCCCTTCCACAATAAACAGTTCACAGTCCTCTGATCTCTTGGACTGGCAATCCGCGAGCTTGCCGGGAAGGAACGATGTGTCCCAATCCTTGCGGCGCACCTGGTCTCTGGCGCGACGCGCAGCTTCTCGGGCTCTAGCATTGAGAACAGCCTTCTCGGCGATCTTCTTTGCCAGTGCCGGATTATCACGAAGGTAGTATGTGATCTGTTCATTGAAGAGGTCCTCAACGACAGTCCTACCCCGTGGAGTGACCAACTTATCTTTGGTCTGCGAACTGAATGCGATCTCTGATAGGCGAAGACTGACTACTGCTACCAGTCCTTCTCGGATGTCCGTCCCAGTGATGCCTTCGTCACCCAGATCTTTGAGCATGCCGCAGTCTTTGGCATACGTAGTGATCACTTTGGTGAGGCCGTTTTTGAACCCCGTGAGATGGGTGCCGCCGTCACGGTTGTAGGTGTTGTTGGCGTAGCACCGGATGTTCTCTTCCGATGAATCCGTCCAGGTGAACGCCATCTCGACCCTGGAGCGGTCGGAGAAGTGGAGAACCGGGGTGAGGGTCTGCTTCTTCCCCGCAGCCTCTGTGACGTACTCGCGGATCCCGCCGCTGTAGTGAAACTCCTGGAGCCAGGGGGTGTCTTTCCTGGAATCCTGGAACCGTATGGTCAGCCCAGGGTTTAGGAACGCGATCTCCCGTAGGCGCTCCACTACGATTCGGCGATCGTAGTCCACGATGTCACGAAAGATTTGTAGATCCCTCTGCCACGTGATCTCCGTGCCATGGGAGTCCGAGACCGGACCCCGCATGACCTCTGTGACCGGTACACCTCGTTCGTAGGTCTGCTCCCAGACGTAGCCGTCTCTCCAGACCCGGGCCCTCAACCAGGAGGACACGGCGTTGACCGCACTGACCCCGACACCGTGGAGGCCGGCGGACTGGGCGTAGGAGTCGTTTCCGAACTTGCCCCCGCTGTGCAGGCTGCACATCACGAGTTGAAGGGCTGAGATGCCTTCTTCGGGGTGGGTGTCCACGGGGATGCCTCTGCCATCGTCACGGATGCGGCAGACACCTTCGGGCAGGAGCTCAACGTCCATGACTTTGCAGTGGCCGGCGAGGTGCTCGTCCACTGAGTTGTCCACTACCTCCTTGAGGCAATGGTGAAGGGCATCTCCGCTGCTGGGATCTCCGAGGTACATCGAGCAGCGCTCTCTTACGGCCTGGAGCCCCTTGAGCTGCCGAATGCTACTGGCCCCGTAGGCCTTGGTTTTTGACATAAGTCGCCTCGCTACAGTCTGATAGCGCGGAACTTACGAAGACTTGGAAGTGGTGTGCCGAGCACATCCCTGGGCTCTACCCGACCCAAACCTTGGAGTCGGAGGTGGTCTTGTGCCGCGTCCAGGACCAGGTCTCTGCAACCGGTGAGGTCGAATCCGGCTTGGACATAAAGGTCGAGAAGTACTACGAACGGGCGCCACGGGAAGGGATCCCGTAGAATGCGACTCAGAACCAGTAGTTGTCTGGAGTCCAGAGCCGATAACTGTCGATCCCAGTGCCTTGAACTGGGTTCATCCAACGCAGGCTCGTTCAAGGCGTCGAAGTACAGGGAAGACAGGATGCGATGATGAATAGGCTCTCTGGTCCGTCCAGTAACAACACGCTCCAGAACACCAATGCGGCGTTCAAGGTCGTGGACCTGGGCTTGAGACCACATGACATCTGAAGGTTTATCGCTCATCTGTATTCCCTAAACTATCACTAATACGATATTCTACCCCTGACGATCGAATGGAGACCCAATGACCACCCATCACACCCATAGAAGTACGGGGCGGTCTGTTGATCCCGGCCATCTTGAGGCCTTGGGAAAGCATGCGGCGTCGCTGCTCGGTTCTGGTGTGGACAGCCTCACCGAAGCCGTGGTTCAGACCATTGGACATGAGAAGCTCAACTCCGAACAGATCCGCAGGGTCGTTGAATACGCCAATATCGAGGCCTTCAACAAGAAGTTCGCCGCACTGAGCGGGCAGCTCCGGTCTGTCCACATCGACGGGGGTCCCGCAGACCCCGTTCAGGTTCTCCAAGACCTGAACGACTGCGCTCGCCCCCGGGAGGTCACCATCGACACCCTCGAATACACCATGCCGCCTGAGCATGGATCGAAGATCTCGTCTTTCATGCCCGACACCAGCCGGACTCCGCGAGGGGTTGTCGGCGACATCCGTGCGCTGCACCAGAAGCTCGCTGCGGCGTACGACGAAATCATCCAGAACACCGAGGCGGCCAGGGGCTCTATGAATGAGACCTTGGAGGAGCTCTCCGGTCTGGTGAAGCAGGCCAGCCTTCAGGGCGCTGCTGCACAAGACATCCTCGATGCCTGGAACAAGATTGACCCTGAAATGGCGAAGCTCGCCTTCTCCAAAACCCGGTCTTTCATGGGGTCATCCACGAAGGTAGCTGGGCGTAGCCTACGCCTGGACTCTGCCGTGGTTGAAACCTTCGCGGAGTTCGCCAAGACTGCTCAGAGCTACGCGGCCCACAGCGAAGCGCTGTCCCGTGTGGAATCCGAGCTGGAACGCACCGAGAGCTGGCTGAACCATAACGGGGGCTGACATGGATCGTGGGACCTTCATCGCCTTGTCTCTACTCAAGACGGCTTTGGATGCCGGAGCCATCGGCACTCGAATCGGTAAGGCTGCAAAGAACGTGGTGTCAGGTGGGGCTAGCCTGGGACGTGGTGTTGCCCAAGGCGTCGGGGCTAGTGCCGCGAACCAGGAGCTGGCCGGGCTCGTTGGTGGTGGTCTGACCATCGCTGCCGGCGCCGAGGGCGCACGCCGTCTGAAGCGGAAGGGCGACATGGCGTACTACAACTGGCGCTACGGTAACGGAGGCTACTAATGTCGGCTACTTACACCAAGCACGCCAAGACCGCGGGCTACTTCGGGGACGTCTGGAACAGCGTCAAGGGTACGACTCGTGCCCTCGGCAAAGACCCAGCTTTCATGGGCGGTGTGGCTCTGATGGGTGCTGGCGCCGTGATGGGTGGAGTCGGCAAGGGGGTGGACCACCTTATGGAGGCCAGGCGCAAGTCCGTGGCTTTCAAGTCCATGATGGAGCTGCACCCCCATCTCAAGCAGCGTGACCCAAAGATGGTGGCCCGGATTTTCAACTCCGTGCATCACGCCAACCCCCACATGGCCCGAGATCCCATGGTCGCAGGGGCCTTTGTGGATCAGGCCGTGGAGGCCTCTGATGCTTACCAGGGCCAGGCCAACCAGGGTTTGGCCACGATCGTCAAAGACCTATCCGGTATCCGGTCTTCAATCTCCCAGGCCAAGTCCAGAGAGCCTGGTGGATTTGGGGCATCACTCGGTGCAGCTACGAAGCAAATCGGAGAGTCCGCGCAGTCCCGTGCGATGGCAATGGGCGGGGAACGACAAGCACTAGAGGCGGATAAGGCTAGGTTTGAGCGGGAACATCAGACCTTCAAAGATAAGCAGCATCTTCAACGCATCACGTCGGCGTCGAAGGCACTGGATGATCAACTTCAGTATGCCAAAGAACACCGCATAACGGACATCGATCCCGCTCAGTTCCAGGAAGCTCTATTTCACCGTATGAAGACATCCTCGAACCGACTCCTTGCCGCCGTACTTCGATGAGTCTGATCAAGCGTGCTCTGTTCTCCGGCGAACGCGATGGCGAGCATCTCGTCAGCGTCGTGAAGGCCGGGGAGATGACCAAGACCTCGGGTCTAGAGCCCGAGGTCCAGGCCTTCATCAGCACGCTACGTCCCAGCCCGGAGCACACCTTCGTGCTCTGCAATGCCATGGGGTACTCCGAGTTCTTCGGCGCCAACTCCAACAAGGACTGGTACGGCTACAACCACAGCCTTGACTTCAACGGTCTGCTCCATGCCTGGCCCGATATTGGCCAGAACCTGGTGGACGACCGCAGTCGGGGCAAGGGCTGGCCCTACGGCTACCCCTGCTTCTACAACGCCGCGGTGTACGCCCACCACAAGAACACTGACCCCCAGCAGCTCGGGTTTGGTGACGTCATCTTCGCCCACGCCAATCCCAAGATGAAGCGTGTCGAGCTCGTCATGCGGGTGTCCAACGCCGAGGCCCAGAGAAAAGGCCACACCAGCATCTTGGACCGCATCAATGCTGGTGAGCGCGTCGATGTCTCGATGGGTGCGAAGGTCCCATTCGACAACTGCTCGATCTGCTCGGACTGGGACGAGGTCAAGAAGGCCTGGAAGACCTACGACCCCAAGATCCATCGGCATCCTGGTGTCGCAATCCTGGCCTACCACCGCCAGGTGAAGCCCATTCGTGGTCTCGCCGTGACTCGAGCGGACTACTGCAGCTGCATGCTCAACACCCCGGGCAAGATTCTGCCCGATGGTCGCAAAGTCTTCGTCTACAACGACTTCCCCAGGTTCTTCGACATCAGCTTCGTCTGGATCGGAGCGGATCGAACCGCCCGTGTGATGTGGCATCTCGGTGGTAGCGGCCCTCTGCCACCGCACCGGGCGGCCCAGGCCTCGAGCTTGAATCGTCTTCTCGATGTCCTGCTCTCCAAGACCTCGAGCTCAAAGCTGGCCTCGATGGAGAAGGAAATCCCCGGTGGTGTGGCCGAAGCCGTGCACCACGATGCCGATACGGCACCTGAAATCTCGATGCGTCTCATTGTCCGGGCCGCAGGGGGTCCGACCCCTGACGTAGTTCGCAAGATCTTGAGCTCGCTCGGGGCCCTTGGTGTCGTGGCCACTCCTCATGAGTTTCAGAGTCTGGTTCTACCTACGCTTCCCGGCGGAGAGGACATCTGCAACGCATTGGATCAGAGGCGAGCGGTCTTCGACACCTGTTGCGGCGGGCTGGACGACACCTACGCGGTGAGTCCCAAGGACTTCGACCCTGCGATGGCCGGGGCCCTGAGTCCTTGGCTCTCTGAGCGTTCAGCCTTTGCCCCATTCATCAACCCAAGACTGTCCAGGACGGAGCCAAAAACAGCGGCACAGCAGCGGGTTTCTCTATCGACTCCTGCACTGGACAAGCTCGCGGCGCAGTACAACGCCTACCGCATCTCGCTACTCGAACAGAGCGAAGGTTTGTTCCCCAAGGTCGCTGAGTACATGGGCCCGGATGTCTACCTCCAGGAAAAGAGATCCAGTATTGGACTTGCCGGCCTTCTCCTCGGTCTTGCCCCCGTGATACATTTGGTTTCGTCACACCTTCGCGATAAGCGCGAAGCCGGTCAGCAGCTGGGTGCTATGTCACAGTTCATCGCAGAAAACCCGACCTTCACATCGATGCTAACGATCGGTGCCGGACTTCGGGCTGCGATGGCTGTACAGAGTGCCGGAGGAATCTCGCAGGCTGCTAAGGCTCTGGTTTCGGCTGCTCGGGAGGTGCTCTGATCTCTAGAGGCCGCTTCGTGCAGCCGATGACGAGAGATCCGCGCATTAGGAGACAACATGGACAACCTGACAGATATTTTCGACAGTGAGACGCAGGATTCTTCCGAGGATCTTGACGTCGATCTGGCGAACGCCGGCATGCTTCTGCACAAGCTCGCCGCAGAAGAAGGCGTTGATCTCAGCGCCTTGTCAGATGCCGACGTCGCGGACCTTCTCACCGACTTGCTCCCCGGAGAGAACGCAGCCAACTATGGGGAGCCCCAGCAAAAGGAAGCCAGCGCCATGGATCAGAATGACGTTCCCGAGCAGTTGACCTACGCCGATGTCGCCGTTGAGCTCGCCAAGGTTGCCTCCAGCAATGGAATCGACCTCAACGAGGTGAGCCGCGAGGAGTACCACGACGCCTTCACCGCGCTGTCCGAGCGCATGCAGGATCCCAGCTACTTCTCAGAGAAGGTCGCTGCGGAAGAGAAGCTCGCCGAGGCCGAGGCCATTGGTCAGCGTATGGCACTGAGCTTCATCGAGACCCTGAAGGAGGCTAAGGGCGACGAGCCCCCCGGCATCTTCGAGTCCTCTGCGAACTATGGCCGTGCCTTGCGGGAGCATAAGGGGGTTCAGGGCACACTGGGTGGTATCAGTGGGGCTGGTCTGGGCGGTCTTGGCGGTGCAGCTCTTGGCAAGGCGATGGGCGTCCGACACGGCGTACCTGTTGGGGCGGTCCTGGGGGCTTTGGCAGGTGGCGCTGGTGGCGGAGCCCTTGGCTACCATGTAGCTAAAGGGGAGCGCGCAGCCCGTGAACGCCTCAACAAAACATCTGGTATGAGTGACACTGTTCGTCGTGGTTACCACGCGACAGAGGCCGCGGTTCGTCGTGGTGCTTCTACAGCTGATAGCGGAGTCCAGTCACTTGGAGAAAAGGCGCTCAAGCTCGTTGGCGGAGAGGGCGCTGCAAAGGCAAGCCCAGCACTCAAGCGCGGGGTTGGTGGTGCCATCGGCGCGACAGGGCTAGCCGCGGCGGGTGGGGCGACTTACGCCGCGAAGAAGCACATGGACAAGAAGTCCGAAGAAGAGGCATTCGAGGCCGACGCCATGGATCTTGCTCGTGGGATTCTTGCCGAAAACGGCATTGATCCTGACACAGGCAAGGTCGCTACCTACGAGGATGTTGTCGCTGAGCGAGCTATGGAGATCCTCAAGGAAGCCGGCTACCTGGAGTGATGTGATGATCCATCCCGTAGAGATGCTGGACAGCTTCGTGAAGTCAGCCGAAGAGCTGGCCGAGGCAAAGTCTGTGTCCTACGGGATGGGGTCTCCGCGACGGGCTCGGGAAGTTAGACCGGCGCAGCCCTACACCTCGCCGAACCCAGCCAGTGCTACGACTCGACCCGATCTTGTAGAATCCCAGAAGGCCCTACCCCCACCCCCTGTGCAATGAGCGAGGAAACAATGGCCGGCAAGTCTCTCAAAGAACTCGTCAGTGCGGCGTTGACCGAGGCCGATCGCGGCTTGAAGCTGGCGTCGGCGCGTGACGCCGATATCCTAGATCCCGGTGATTTCCTCACCGCAGAGCTCGACTACCTCAAGACCGCTGAGGACGAGTCTGAGGAGGCCGAGGAAGCCGCTGAGGCGAAGGCCGAAAAGAAGGAAAAGGCCAAGGAGAAGGCTGAGGAGAAGAAGGCCTCTCTTCGAGTCGTTCTCGGTGATGCGGAGTACGCGATGAAGCTCGCCGAAGCCCTCGAGCTTGGTGGCAATGTCATCACGGCGAAGCTCGCCACTGAGGGTCAGTCCCACACCGATGCTCCGGGACCCACGGTCATGGAGTCTGGGTTTGAGGGCGCCGCGACGGTCCACCCCAAGGCGGTAACGACCTCGGTTCCGGGTTCGCAGAAGTCGCATGGCGGCGGCGGGTCGGAGCGGACCATGGGCGCTCCCAACGGGATCGAGACCAACAAAGCGGACTTCACCTCCATGGGTGATGAGTCCGGTGCGGCGAAGAACCACCCGGGTAAGACCGCGGGATGGACGCGGAGCAAGACGGCCACGGTTCGTCTGCTCAATGCCAAGATCGCTCAGGCCCAGACGCTTCGTCGCCTGGGTCAGATCAAGGCAGCGGAGCAGCTGGAGTCCGAGATCCAGAAGCAGGCCGCTGACTTCGAGGTCGCCGGCGAGACCGACGCCAACATCTCAGCTGGCAAGGGCCAGGGCCGCCTGGACACTGAGCCTGGCGAGGCCGGTCACATCCCGGATAATGCCGGTCTCATTTCGATGACTCGGGCTCAGGCCCGGGACAAGACCACACGCGAGGCTGGGCAGTACATCTCGGAGACACCGAAGACCGATAACGCCGTGGCGGCCCATACGCTGACGACCCAGGGCCTCAAGATGTCGTCCCTGATTGTGCCGCAGAAGGTTGCGGAGAGAAGCATCCCGCGCGAGTGGGATGAAAACTACCAGGGTCGAGTGGGTGCCGGATTGCTCGGTGCCACAGGCGGTCTTTACGGTGGTGTTCTCGGTGGTGCAGTGGGTGATGCGATCGGTAAAGGCCATGACCTCAAATCCACTCTCGCAGGTGTCGGCATCGGAGCCCTGATCGGCGGCGCAGGCGGAGCCGTGGGTGGTCGTGCCTTGGGCCGCTGGGGTGCAAAGGCCATGAAGGAAGACGAACTCCTGAAGGCCAAGATGCTGGGTCAAGCCACTGAGCACGGCCGCAAGCAGGCGAGCGACCTCGACCCCGAGCTCGCCAAGGCCTACCTCCGCAAGGTGGCGGCACTGGCCCAGGACCCCGAGGCTACTCCGGCGGAGCGGTCCAAGGCCGCTGGACTCATCCAACAGATCCAGGCCCGCACGGCCATCAACCCCGACGAACTGCTCGGCTGAGGAGAACACATGTCTGACATGAACAAAGTAGCCAGCCAGGTCCCCGGTGTGATGGGTGCAGCGGCCCAGCACTTGCGCAAGCTCGCGGGGCAGAACGTGGACCTCGTCAAGCGTGCCGAGGTCGCCGAACACGAGGTCCGGGTGATGAAGGTCGCCCGCCGCATGGATCAGCGCGGGCTCGAGCCCAACCTGAGCTTTGAGGAAAAGACCGCCATGCTCCGTGAGATGGATCCCGAGAAGCTCGGGTCTCTGGAGCAGGCCATCGAACTCAGCGCCGGCGGTTTCCGCCTTGGCCGTGTCGAGGCCGAAGAGAAGCGAGCATCCACAGGCTCAGAGTTCTATTCCGCCCAGTCCGGCACCGACAGTCTCGAGGATTTCGTCACCAACCAGAAGGCCTACGGCGAAGGCTAAGGCCGGACGACCCTGGTCTGACGCAGTGAAACCACAGCAGGAGAAAACCCATGGCATCGTATGACAGGAAGTTCGAGATCGTCCGGCCGTCTCTAGACCGCCTCAACCGGCACCCCCTAGAGGTTGCGGACACCCGTCTGATTGATCCCTCAAACACAGTTGTGGTCCCGCTCATCGATGGTGAGCTGGTCCAGAACAACTCGGAGAACAAGTGGCTCCGAGCAACCACGGCTGCAGCCCCGTCGTTCTTCGTCATCGAGGATCGCGGCGACTACGGCGTCCAGGCGAGCCGCAAGCTCTCCGCGCTGATGGGACCGACCTTCCTGGCCGACACCATCGTCTATGACACCGCCCTCACCACCCTCGGCGCTGCTGTTCAGCTCGGAACGGTGAACAACAGCCTCAGTGGCAGCGTGGCTCGCGCCGGCCTCGTCGCCAGTGCTGGTGGCCTGATCGTCGGGTACGTCATGCGGCTTGCCGCAGTGAACGGTGGTCGTCTTCAGTTCATTCAAACGATGGTCTGAGCCCCCAAGGCTGACCCTAGAAAACGGCAACTCAGGAGGAAACGATGTCGACGAATGCGAAGGAGATGCTTCTCAGCCAGCTCTCCGATCCGGGGGCGAAGTCAAAGATCGCTGCCAGGTTCGGGGGCTATATCCGGGATCGCTTGCGTGAAGCGTCCTATGTCGAGCGGGTTCTACCGCCCGAAAACGTGGATCGCAGCCAGTGCCAGGTCTCGACCAATCACGATGCCCTCGTGAAGATCGAGTTCCTGGAGCCCAAGTCCCGGGCCATGGTGGTGACGTTCCGCGGCGAACCCCGTGCGAACTTCATTCGTGGTGAGAAGGTGGAAATCCCCTTCATCACGGTGATGTCGGACATGTTCCAGAAGCCGGAGCAAGAGTTCCTGGCCTACTCGTTCCCCATCGGGAAGGTCATTGAGCAGAACGCAGTCCGCGACCTCGGCGAGGTCCAGGACCGTGAGTTCACCATCCACATTGAGTCCGCGGTCCAGGCTCTGCAGACCGAGGCCAATGGTGGTGTTGCCACAGCGCTCAACGCCGTGGGTCTTGGCGGAGCCACCCCTCCGGTGGAGTTCAGCGTTGTGAAGGGCGAGCTGGCTCGTACCCTCAGCGTTGGCGACGCCGTGCCCCGCCCCATCCAGCGGCCTGACATCGTGCGGCTCATCAAGCTGCTCGACGGCAACCGCTTGGAGTCGGACCTCATCCTGATGACATCTCAGGACTGGGACGACATCCTGCAGTGGACCGTGGAAGACCAGGGTTCCAAGATCCAGAGCGAGACCGCGGTTCAGGGCTGGCAGTACAACCTGCTCCTCGGCAAGCGCTACGTCCGTACCGTGAAGACCGACATTCTCCGTCCCGGGAACGTCTACTGCTTCACCTCACCGGACTTCCTCGGACGGTTCTACGTCCTGAACAACGTGAAGTTCTACATCGACAAGGTGATCAACATGATCAAGTTTGTCGCATGGAAGGACATCGGAATGTCGCTCGTGAACATCGCCTCGGTGCGCAAGCTCGAGCTGTATCCCGGCGACGCCAACCCCACGACGGATGCCGACAGCATCTTGGCCAGCGTCACTCCGGTGGCGGAGGAGTCTCTCGGGGCTCCGAACAACCGGGCTGGCAACCGCCAGTTCTACCCCCAGGTGGTGCAGTTCTAAGCCCTCTGCACCCCAGACCCTGAGCCGTGGCGTAGGGGGCATCGGCAGCATGCCGGTGCCCCTTCGTCGCATAAGGAGACAGCATGACACCGCAGGCACCCCATATTCTCTACCTCTTGGGTGGTGGTCGCGCCCAGACCCTTCAGGCCCGCCGGGCCAGTCGGTTCACTGACCGTGTCGTCCGCATCGGCGACATCGTGGTCCGCCCCCAGCGTCGGGTCGCTGTGCCCATGGCGTTCGTCGCCAAGCACCTGACCCAGATCCAGGAGCTCATCCGCAGTGGTGGCATCGTGGTCCAGCATGACGCTGACACCGCGGTCGACCCCGCAGAGCTCTACGCCTTGGTCCACGGCTCCGCGGCTCCGGCACCGGCCAAGCCGGAACCCAAACCGGAACCGACGCCGGCACCCATGCCCGAGCCAGAGCCTATGCCTGAGCCCGAGCCTGAACTCGCTGTCGCCAGTGAGCCGGCACCCGACATGTCCCTGCCCGAGGGTTGGGAACGGTCACCAAAGCGCGAGCTCCTCGCGATGTGTGCGGCCCGTGGACTGGACGTCGATGAGTCGTCCACCAACCGCGAACTCGTCACCGCCATTCGTAAATGGGCTGAGTAGTGGTCTCACAGCTCCAAGGATTGGCCCAGCCAACCGTCCGCGGTCTGGAGTCCCATGTGCAGAGCGTCAGGCTCTTCATGCGGGACTTCGCCGAGCTCAACCTCCTCATCCGTGGGGAGGAGTCCTCGGACCGTATGATTGCCTGGGCCACCATGGACTTCCTCAGCGACTTCAACGGAACCCCGCCGTTCTCCGGCTACAGCCTGGATGACCTCTTCGCCAGGAACCTCCACAGCATGGCGATCCGTGGCACCGTCATCAGCCTGATGCAGAGCCTGATGATCATCTATGCCAGGAACAACCTGCCGTTCAGTGACGGCGGTCTCACCGTGAGCATCAACGACAAGGCCCCCATCATCCAGTCCATGCTGGGTCTACTGCAGTCCAGCTACGAGCAGCAGAAACGCATGGTGAAGACAGCTGTGAATATCGAAGGCATCCTGGACCATCAGCCCAGTGGGGTACACTCCGACTACCTCGCACTCTCGGCTGTTGGTTTCTACTGAGAATCCAAGGGGTTAGACATGGCCTACAAGACCTACGTAGCAGACATCCAGGGCGTGGAAGACATCCTCAACGGCGTGATTCTTCTCGGCCCGTTTCCCAGCACGGGTCTCGCCATTGGTGCCAAGACCTTGATCTTTACCGCCCCGGGTGTGACGGCGACATTCACCGGCGCGGCTGGTGCTGTGGTGACTCCGTCCCAGATGGTGACTGATATCAACACGGCTTCGGCTGGTCTTGCCAAGCTACGAAGCATTCCGCTGGGTCCGCGATATTCAAACAGCTTGGACGGGACCACAGTGGTTGCGATGCAAACCATTGTGTTGCAGCGGGATGCCGGGGTCACTGTTGCGAACACCGGGACTGCGAATGACGATCTCGGTCTTGGCGGGGCCCCTGTGGTGAGCGCCGGCAAGGTGGCCATTGCCAAGATCGCTGGTTTTTCCCAGGGCTCGATGCCGGCCCACTACGCTCTCGTCATCGAACTGTGAGGGGTCATGAACAAGTACGCTGAACTCGATGCCGTGATCCTCGAATCTGGAATGCCTGGGGAGAAGTCCGGCTGCGGCGTGGCCGATGCCGCGGTGTTCTTCTTGGGCCTGAAGAAGATGGCTGCGGAGAGCCCTGCGGAGATGGCAGTGGGTCAGGCCACGGGATCTGAGCCCACGTCAGATCAGGCCGAGGCCCATTACCAGTCGGCGGCGCCGGACACCACAGGTCATCTCGAGGGTGAGTTCGCTGTTCCGGTCGAGCAGGTCGTCATGGCGATGTCTCAGATCGTGAGTCAGAACCTGAAGCAGCACTTCAACTACATCTACTACGGCGAGACGCTTCGTGACCTGAATCGTGCGGGTCTGGTCAAGCTCTTCGCCCATCAGGCCAAGGAAGAGGTCGAGGAGGCCAAGTACTTCTTGCGTCGCATCTCGGTATTGGCCCCTGGTGGTGTTCCGGTTCCGCCGACTCCGGCGCCGGAGCCACTGGATGACGCCGCCAGCATCTTGTCCCGAGTGATTGCTGGGGAGCAGCAGGCCATTGTGCTGTTCAAGACCCTGCACAGCATGTTGGGGGAGAACCCCATGAAGTTCACGGTTGAGCAGATCATGCAGGGGGCTCAGGAGCACTTGGACCGGCTCTGGCAGTTCATGCCGGCGCCTGGTGCCAAGACCCCGGCTGCCAAAGTCGCTGCGGCTCAGGGCCTGATGAAGCAGTCGAACTATCGACAGCGCATTCATGACTTCTACCGCAATCGTGCTGCAGAGAAGGGGGCGGTAGATCAGCGCTTGGTCATCCCAGCCCCTGGGTCGGAGCCCGTAGAGGCCTATGTCAGCAGAGAGCGTGAGCTCCAGTTGGCCCAGGCCGAGGCCGAGAAGCAGGAGTTGGCCCAGCGTCTGGGTGAGGCCGATGGCATGGTGCAGCAGCACCAGATGCAGGCCGAGTCCATGGCTGCGGAGTCCGCCCAGCTCCAGGAGCAGATGGGCATGGTTCAGCAGCAGGCCGATATGGCACAGCAGCAGGCTGCGCAGGCCACGGAGCTCGCCGGACAGTCCCAGGAGCAGGCCGCGGCAGAGGCCGACGCCAAGATGCGTCTTGCCATGAGGATCCAACAGTTCCGTCAGCAGCTCGCCGACATCGTAGCGGCTGACCCCGTGCAAGAAGAAGGCGTCGGGTTCGGCGCCCAGGCCGGTGCCGGCACCCCGGCCACGGCTCAGCAGCAACAGCAAGTGGCCGAGCAACAGGCGGCTGAAGCCGAGCAAGCCCAGCTTCCGGCCAAGGCCAAGAAGGAAGTATCCGAGGCCCAGAGGGCTCAGGGCAAGGCCCAGGAGCAGGGTGCCCAGGCCGAAGCCGCGGTTCAGGGCAAAACAGCTGGCATCCGAAGTCGTCTTGGCGACGTGGTTCGAGCCGGAAAGGCCGCACCGCAGGCCGCTGTGGATGCCGCTAAAGCCAAAGCCAGGGCTGCAGCTGGCAAGGCCCGGGAAAAGGCCAAGTCCGTGATTGCTGAGTCCGCTGGCGAAGCCGGGCGTAGTCTGGGGCAGGGCATCTCGGAACACGCCCAGACTACAGGACGGGACCTTGGTGAAGCCGTGGGTCACGCCGCCAAGGAGCACAGCCGGACTGTGGGTCGTGAGATGGGGGCTGGGTTCGGGGAACACGCCGAGGAAGCCGCGCGTCGTGCCACCGCCGGGGCCTACAGCGCGGTCCGGGACTGGACGAAGAAGCCACGGGTTCGGTTGGGTACCGCCATTGGGGCTACTGGCCTCATCGGGGGCAAGATCCATGGCATGAAGCAACAGAACAAACGAGACAAGGTGCAGGAACGCATCGCCCTGGCACTGGAGAAAGCCAATGACTGACATCTCTGATTTCATCCACGGCTTGTACGCCGACACCACGGAAAAGCTCGCGGCTGAGGACTACGACTCCATGACCCTGGAGGAGCTCGAGGCTTGTCTCGGCATCGAGGGGCTGAAGCTGGCGGAAGACATCGAGTACCAGGGGAGCCCGAACAACGGAGATCCCAGCCCACGGCAGTGGCCGGAGGCCGCGCTGGGGGTGGAGTCCGCAGGACGCCGGGCCACTGCTGCTGAGGAGTCGGCCCAGAGCCGTACGGCTACACCCCAGCATGTCGAACCCAGTAGTGCTGGTGACCGACTGAAGCAGGCCGTGAGTAATGCGTGGGTCAGCAAGCACATGCGATCTGGTCTTGCCAAGGCCAGCCCGGAGCGTGCCACCCGTGCATTGAGGAAGCATGTTGACGCCATCGACCCAGAGGTTGCGGGCAAAATGGTTTCGCCGAGCCAGTTCGGCAAGCGTGGTGTAGCGCTGACGGAGCTCTACAAGTCTGACGCCCTGCGGAAGGCCCTGGACAACACCATCAAGAGCTCGGGACTTCGTAAGCTCAGCACTCTGCGTCCTGGCCAGATCTTCGAGATGAAGTCCTTGCTGCATCCTCCGGCTACATCCGGCGCAGCTGTACGTGAGGGCTTTGGCCGTGCCCTGGCGCAGCATACACCGAAGCCACGACCAGCCAGCGGCGGATCTTCACTCTCCAGCATTCTGAAACGCCAGGCTGCGGAGAAGGCCCAGGCCCCGGTACATTCGGCCCCTCTCTTTGCTGAGATGGCGAAGACCCAGGCCATGAAGCCTGAGGATCTCGCCAAGCACCTCGCCAAGAAGAGGTCCCAGACCGCAGCGGCCAGAGCCGCAGTCGCCGGAGCCGCAGGTTCTGGGGTGCGCCCACTCACCCAAGCCGTGGCCGAAGCCCCGCACGTCGCGGTGCAGAAGGCTAGGTACTTGGCGCGTAGTGGTGGCGGCCCGCTCAGCACCTTCGCTGGTGTTGCCTGATGCCCCATGCACTTCCCATCGACAAACTCCGTGTGCGATCACTTGATGTAGATCGCAACGAAGTTACGTGGGAAGTGCAGGACACCCAAGACGACGTCCTGGACTACAGGTTCGAGGTCCTCCGGTCTGAATCGCCGGAGGGCCCCTTCGACTTGGTGACTCAACCCTTCGAGGACCGCTACATCTTCGTCGACTCCAGGATCCCGGCTGGGGATAAGTTTCGTCAGATCTGGTACAAGCTGCGTGTCACCCACAAGGCGACCACTACGACTCAGGACTTTGGCCCTGTATGCAGGGAAGCCGAGCCAGACCTGATCGCAAACTACATCCGGCGACACGAGATGACGCTGTTCACCCAAGTCACGGGTCGACAGTGCTGGCTCTTCAAGACCAGAACCTTCGGACCGCGATGCCCGAGTTGCTGGGACCGAGTCTCCCACAAGCGAACCCGATCGGGGTGCTTGGACTGCTACAACACTGGGTTCCTTCGCGGTTACCACAACCCCATTGAGGTCTGGATCCAAATCGATCCTGCGGCGAAGGCTCAACAGAACCAAGCCCAGCAGATCGATCAACAGGTGATGACCACGGCCAGGACTTCGTTCTACCCCAACATTGTTCCCGGAGATCTCATCGTAGAGGCCGAGAACAAGCGGTGGAAGGTCCAACAGGTTACACTGTCGGAGAGGCTCAGGGCTCCGATCAAGCAGGAGATGTCACTGCGTCAGCTCAACACATCGGACATTGAGTTCAAACTCCCGATTCGTCTGGAGGACGCCCTGCGTGATATTCAGCCGAGTCCGCCCCGAATGTTCGTCAACGCCACGGACCTGAACTCGGCGATTGATGAGAAGACCCCGAATGTGTTTGCGAACTACGCGACCTACCCGCGTAATGCCCCGGAGGAATGAGATGTTCGACATCGACGTAATGCGTGCTTTCCACGACACCCTGGCCAAGGAAGCTGGTCTGGGCCAGACCCTGGGCAATGCGGCCACCGCAGTGGGTAGTCGCATCCTGAGCGGCGGCACCCGTCTTCTGGCCAAGGCCTCGCCCAATGCGGCGACCGGTGTGATGAACTACGCCTCGAAGGTTGGTCCGGAGCGGATGTCCAAGTACGTTGGTGGTGCCGCCCTGGGTGCTGGAGTCCTGGGTGCTGGGGCCTTGGGTGCGGGAATGCTGCGGAATCGCCAGCAGCCCGGCGGAACCGTCGTAGTACAGCGATGACCCCCGAGGTTCTACGCGCCTTCTCCGCTGCACTGGAGAAGCTGGCCTACACCCCGACAAGCACTGCTGCTGACGGCAGGGTCTACGAGGCTCTGACCCCGGAATCGGCGAAGCGGACAATGAAAGACATTCCATTAGCGATCTTGGCGGGTGGAGTTGGCTACGGCCTGGGCCGTACCGCTGTGCCCTATTTGGAGAAGCACCTGACTTCGACACGGGGCCAGGGTCACCTCAAGCATCTCCCCAAGGTCCTCGCCGCGGCAGGCATGGCTCTGCCATTCGCCCAGGGCATGGTTCGTGAGGGCCTGCGAGCTCGTCGGGAGAAGGCCAATGCAGAGGCCGAGGACAGGCGCATTGCCAAGGCACACCCACCCGTGGGCAAGGGCAAGGCGTGAGCGCCACGAACCCGACTACACCTGAAGGGCTCGGCGGAAGGGACCAGACCTTCCCGCCGACCTTTCAGATGTCACGGCACATCCTGAGCTTCCTGAAGTGGAGGTTCTCGTCGTTGCCGCCGGGTTCATATCAGTGGAAGCCGGAGACTGAGGACAGCCCAGACCAGACGGGGTCGGAAATCTTCATTGCTGCGGACACCCCGATTCGTCCCGAGGTTGTGGGCCAGCGTCCGGCACTCACCGTTCTTCGCAGCCATGCCGCGTTCCAGGGCTCTGGGATTGGAGACATGGCCCATGTCGACCTCGCCACCGGGGCGACAACCAAGATGGACATCATCCCGACCAACCTGATGGTCAATGTCCTGAGCCGACTGCCGGTGGAGGCCGAGAGACTGGCCTGGTTCTGTGCTGAACAGATCTGGTCCTATCGCGAGGCCATCATCAAGTCGGAGCCCAACAAGATTTTTCTCTACCTCGGCCAGCGCCCCAGCATCTCACCACCGAGCCCGGCGGGCAGTCTCGTTGGGGATGCCACGGACTTCGAGTGGTGCGTCGTGGTCGTGGCGTTCCCCGTCTACCTCCAGCACCACACCACACTGACGCCAATGAACCGGCCGGTCGTGAAGTCCGTCAACTTGACGGCTACAGTGGTGTCAGAGACCGACAATCCGGCCCCAGAACCAGTTTCTTTGCTTCAGGGCACTGCAGTGATGCAGCCTGAACAGCAGGTTTCTTCAAGGGTTGCCGCTGTAAGCGGTGATCCAAGCCTTCCACAGAGCGGGCTCGATGAGGCACAATCGGGTGTGCCTCTGACGCTCGAGATCGAGACCGAATAAGGAGAGTCGCATGGCAACCGTGACTATTGAGAGGCCGGGCGTACAGGTCATCCAGGAGTTCCAGACCGTTAGTCCCACGATCCTCGTCCCCACGATGCCGTCGTGCATCATGGGCCCCTGTGTCCAGATCATTGAGGCCGTACAGGACGACGGTTCCCTGAACTCCGAGGCACAGGTCTCGATTCCGGCACGCTTCACTGCCCCGTTCGTGACGACCTACGCCACTATCGCGGGTGGCAACACCCTCGAGCTCAGCGTGAACAACGCTGCCTCTGTGGTGGTGACGTTCGCCGCGGCCCCGACCCCGGCAGAAGCCGCAGATGCCATCAACACTGCAGCCATCCCTGGCCTGCTCGCCGGCGTGGAGACCTCGGGTTCTACGTCCCGGTTGGTGATGTACACGACGCAGAAGGGCGACAACGCCTCGATCCGCGTGGTGGCGGCGTCGGCCGCGGTGCTCACCGAGCTCGACCTCACCGTCGACTACAAGGCCCGTGGCTTCTCCGGCTACACCAACTACTTCGACCTCCGGCCCTCGACCCCGGACTATCCGGATCCCAGGGGCATCATCGAAGATGTCGTCATCGACTACTCCACAATCCGGGTCTTCATCAGCGCCGGCGGCGGTACCATCCGCGAGGTCCTGACCACCGAGACCTTCTTGGACGGCGCGACCTCAGCGGTCAGCACCACGGACGACGGCGACGGCGACAACCTGACCCCACTCCTCAACTTTGCTGGGGCCAAGTTCCACGACCAGGCCGCCGAGCTCGTCGGCACCGTGGACTGGACCACCCTGACCTATCCCGGGGACTTCGGTGTCCTCACCCTCGAGCTCTTCGTCAATGGTGTGACGGTCCTGGTGACCTTCGCCAGTCCGGGTAACGCCGCTGCAGCCGCGGCTGCCATCGACTCGGCCTTGGGCATCAATGGCAGCTGTGCCCTGAACGGCTCCAATCAGCCGGTCATCACCTCGGCCCTCACCGGCTCAACCAGCTCGGTGGAGGTCGGCGACGGCGGGACCATCAACGAGGCCACGATTGGTCTTGTCATTGGGCGCTACGCCGCTGGCAAGCCCGCCCCGGCCCGTGCTCAGGGCATTGCGGACATCACTGCCCTGGTCTGGGCCAGTGTGGTCCACGGCCGCCTTCTCCGCATGAGCCTGGACGGAGATCCCTACCAGGACCTTCTGATGCCGGCGACCATTGCCTCGGCCACGGACCTCCGTGACGAGATCCTGGCCCTCTGGGGTGCGGGTTCGGCGACCCTCAACGATGCGGGTCAGCTTGTGTTGTGGTCGCTCGAGGGCTACGGCGGCAAGGAGTCTGTGGTCCGCATCGACACCACGGCTTCGGATGCCACCCTGTTGACCAGCCTGGGCCTCACCGGCGGTGGAGCCCCCTTCGCCTCGGCCTCAGCGGTCTATGGCGCGGCGTACAGCCCCGAGGTTGGGGACGAGGTCTGGGTCGATGGCATTCGCCTCGGCGAAATCATCGAGATCCCGAGCACCCCGGTGAACCGGGTCCGCATCAGTGCGGAGCAGCTCCTGACCTTCACTGGGACGACCTGGACGGTCCAGGCCAAGGGTCTGGACAACGACGCCCCGACCCTGGGTCGTCCAAGCAGCGACTTGCAGATCGACACGACGACTGGAGCAGTCCACGTCAAGCAGGAGCTCTTCCGTGACACCGCGGGAGCCCCGACCCTGGCTGGTCCCCTGCTCACCTACATGGCCTACACCGCGCTCCGCAAGGATGTCTCCCCGGCAGCAGAGGACTTCAACCTCCTTCGCTTCGGAACCACCACGGACCTGGAAGCGGCGCTGTCCCCGTTGGACACCCAGAACCCCCTGGGCTTCGGCTTGTACCTCGCCGTTCTCAACGCCCCGGGTGTTGAGGTCACCGGTCTTGGTGTCGACGAGACTTCGGCCACGGAGACCGAGGGCACACTCGACGCCTACACCAGGGCGTTTGAGTACCTGGAGTCCAAGGACGTCTACAGCATTGCTCCGCTGACCCACAGCGGGGATGTCGGGCTGGTCGGACAAGTCCACGTCACAGAGATGTCCAAGCCCGAGAACGGCCTGGAGCGCTGTGTTCTCCTCAACCCGTCGCGGCCCACCCGGGCTTCAGCCACGCTTGTGGCCAGCGGTGCTCTGGGCAACGTCAGTGGTCCGCCCACCAACGTGGTGCAAACCGGGATCGCCAACCTCCAGTCCCTCCTCGCCGCTGCGGGTCTTCCCGGACCCAGCTACGTCGAGGCCGACGACGTCTACATCGAGTTCGAGTCTGACACCAACAAGTACCTGGTGCAGAGCGTCAGCGGTGGTGCCGTCACCATCAATGACGGTCCGCTCTCGGCGACCAATGACTTCTACCTCGACGGCGGTGGAAGCCCGGTGTTCACAGCCGCGGTGATTGACCGGCCCTTCACCATCAAGATTCGTGGCGCGGCCCTGACCAATCGGACGGATGAGGCCACGGCCTACGCCGACATCGCTCGGGGTTATGTCGACCGCCGCGTGATTGTGACGGCGCCGGACACCGCCAAGGCCAGCATCGATGGGCTGGAGACGTCGGTGGCTGGCTACTACTTGAACTGCGCGCTGAGCGGAAAGATGTCGAGTTCGGCTCCGCAGCAGCCCTTCACTGAGGAGAGCCTTGTTGGCTTCACCGGGGTGATTGGCGCGTCGGACCGCTACGGCGAACTCCAGCTCAAGATCATGAGTGGTGGTGGCCTCTGGGTCATCTACCAGGAAGCCGCGGGTCAGCCCGTCAAGACCCGGCACCAGTTGACCACGGACATGTCCAGCATTGAGAAGCGCGAGGACAGCATCCGTCGGGCGCTGGACTTCACGGCGAAGTTCATCCGTGGTGGTCTCCGCAACTTCATCGGGCGGTTCAACATCACGACGAACGTCCAGGACGCCATCAGCATCACGCTGGATGGTCTTGGCGCCTTCCTGCTCCGGCAGGGAGTGCTCAAGGCCTTTGACGTCCAGGCCATTCGGCAGAGCTCGTCGGCTCCGGATACACTGGAGATTGATGTGGACGTCGCCGTATTTTATCCGCTAAATAAAATCCGACTTACCCTGGTCGTCTGATCTGAGATCTCATGCTATCCCTGGTCAAAGAAACGAAGATCTGTAGCCAATGCTCGAAAGAGCTTCCGGCTACTATCGATCATTTCTATCGCGGAAGCGGCAGAGGTGGACTCCTGGCTGAGTGTAAAGCCTGTTGTAGCATCCGTACTAAGAACCGTATTGATGCTCGGAAGCAGGACCCAGCAGAGGCAGAGAAACTACGGTTGAATGCCCGTCTTCGTAGTGAGCGGTATAGTCGAAAAAACGGGGTACAACCAAGGAAGACTATTGGTCCGACTAAGATCTGCTCTAGATGCAAACAAGAGAAAGATCGATGTCAGGATTTCTACTCTGTTACTCGCGGCAAGAATAGAATCACCACGGGCCACTGTAAGTCTTGTGCAGCAGAGAATCAGAGATCACGAGATTGGGCCAAGAGGCTAGTGGAACAGACTAAGTCACGCCACACCAAGCGGTGGAGTCAGGGGTTTGATCTGACTCCGGAATACCTCCACGAGGTGTTAGAAAAGCAAGGTGGTCGATGTGCTTGGCTCGGGGTTGAGCTGCGTACTCGTCTTGGTGGATCGTTCCGTTATCCGGATCAAGTATCATTGGATCGGATCGACAACGCTCAGGGGTATACTAAGGCCAACACAATGTTGGTGTGTCAGGCGGCTAATCTAGCCCGGTGTGATGCCCCAGTTGAGGTCTTCGAGGACTTTGTGCGTAGTATCAAGGGGGCACGATGACCAACTTCCGTTACAGCCGACACGCCCAGGACCTCGATATCGCATTGGTCGAGGAGCTGGACGCCCACGTCGAGGCCAAGCAGGCTACGGACGAGGCCTCGGTCACGCATGACAAGGACGACACCGGTCTGAGTCGTGTAGCTCGTGGTGGTAGTGTTCTGGACGAGGTTCAGAGCATCATCGCGGCGAAGCAGGCCAAGGCTCCGGCGGCAGAGCTCGCAGAGTACAGGGTAAAGAAGAAGCTCAGTGCATTGCGCACCAGAGACCAAGACGTGGTTCAGGACTTTCTGAGGACGAGGAGCTGAGATCATGGCGAACGCGAGTTACAGCAACTGGAGTCCGTACACGTCCTACATGCAGTCCGGGGCCGAGGGTCCTGGGATGGTCGACGGGCAGTTCTTGTCCGGCGCTTTCATGGGGGTGTTTGCGGGTCCCCCGCGCCTGGCCACTGTGGGTGGTGCGCTATCCCTGGGTGCTGCTCTGAGTTCGCCGGCAACGGCGTCTCAGATCGTGTATCCCGTGGGTATCGTCCAGAACATCAACCTGAGCCACAACAAGCAGTTTTCCAGGATCTTCGAGCTCGGCACGGAGCGCAGCTACTTCATCAGTGGCCGCACCATCGGCCAGCTCGGGCTCAGCCGGATTCTGTACCACGGGCCGAGCATCCTTCGGGTGCTCTACGCCTACTACCAGGACCTCTTGCCCAGCACGCTGGTGCCGTCGGTGTTCCCCAACGTGGGCGCCTCGGCGATGCCGAACCCCCATGACGTCGTGATCCCTCCGGGGTACGAGAACTTCTACGTCAACCTGGCCAGTGACCTGTTCAGTCAGCCCATTGGTCTTCTCGTCGTGATGAAGGACTCCAACATGGACACCTACGGTGCCTTCTACTTGGAGGCCTGCTACCTGCCGAACCACACCTTTGCGACTGATGCCCAGGGCGTGATCATTCAGGAGTCGGTGGCCGTGCAGTTCGAGCTCCTCATCCCGATTGCGACGCGCAGCATCCAACTCATCGATTGAGGTTGACACCTCGAATCGAGTCGTTAGTCTAGAACCATGTCGTCGCATTGACCGTCAGCCCCGTGGGGCGCAGCCTGGTTCCGAATCGCCTCTGAGCACAGCAGTGCTCGGGGGCGTTTGTGTTTGTGGGGGTAGCTCAGTGGTAGAGCGCCGGACACCTCTCGGGGTGGACGGAGGCGAGGGTTCGATGCCTTCTCCCCATGCTGAATGGATGGGTAGCTCAGTTGGTAGAGCACCTGGAGTAATGATCCAGGGGGTCGCGCGTTCGAATCGTGCCCCATCCACCAAGCTCTACGCCGTCGGGCGCAGAGACCTTTCCCCGGGCCTCAGGACCGCCCAGATAGGGCACGCCTTGATCTCCTGGGTCCTGGCCCGTGGCAGGCCCCCGGACAACCTAGTGGTGCTTGAAGTACCCGGACTCGCCGAGCTCGAGGCCCTCGCCACTAGACTGGGTGCCGGAGCCCTTGGCTTTCGGGAGCCAGACCTCAACGATGAGCTCACCGCCATAGCCGTCGACCCCGGGCTCGGCCGTGAACTCAGAGACCTACCCCTGATGGGGTAGGCAAAGCAAAAGAGAAGGGGGAGGAGTACCCCCGTTCCCCGAGACAGCCGAAGCCGCCTCTGTGTTCAGATCTGAGCGTTCTTCCCATTCCTGGGTCGACGCTCAGACATTCGCTGTTCGTGGAGCTCCTGCTCCCGGGCCTCGCGAGCAGCGTCCCGGGCTTGCTCAGCGACGTGACGCTGCTTTTCTCTGATCTCCACAGAGAGGGCCAGGCCTTCCTCGCGGGCTTCCCGGGCCTTGGCGATCTCAGTGTCCTCAGCGGCCTTCGCCGCGATAAGGGCGAGAACCCCATCCACCCGCTGGAGAGTCTCCTCGAAGAGGAGAAGGCCTAGCGCCTCCTTAGTGGCCGCTGCGGGGTCCTTCTCTACTAGCGCCAAGATGCACTGGTGAACCAAGTCCTTGGTAGTCATTGTGATCTCCTCCGCGAAGGGCGATATTGCCTTCTACCCCCTTATAGGGTGATCTCTGCGGTTTTTGGCAGAAATCCAGAGGGGTCCGTGCCGTAGGATCCTCGGGTACGATGAGCCTTCCAAGCCGCGATGGTGCCTGGACTCAAGCTGAACATAGCTGCGACAGGTTCTGTACCTACCCTAGAAGACATATCCAGGACCAAATCGCGAAGCCTGGTTTCGATCTCTTTGAATGACCCAAAGATGCGGCAGTACGGCTCCCCTTTCGGAATACCTCGGAGTGGTGCCATCCCGGACCCAACGCGCTTCCAACCCACATAGAGCATGGGCACACCCTTCGACCCCTCGGTCACCGAAGAGTAGGCAACCGACATCATGTAGTTGAGTCGAAGTCCAAATCGCTTTTCCTCCTTACGCATCATGTACTCCACAGCGAGCACCCTTTGTTCAGGTGCATTATCTACGTGGTTTCGTAGGTTAGAGACCAGTCGACCTGTCTTGTTCGACTTCTGCTCTCGGCCATACATGAATCCTAGTGCTAAGACCCCTCCCGGCCTCAAACACCTCTGAGCGCAGCGCAGAGCGCACTGCACGTTTCTCTGAAGGAGTGGAGAGCAGAAGTCGAGAAAGATCACGTCGGCTTTTACCTTTGCCACCTGTAACAGCGAAGCTGTGTCACGAACATCATGATGTAGAACGAGCTCGCTCTTACCATCCACTAACGTGCTGACGAGCTCGTCGCCTCGGATAATCCTCAATGGGTTCAACCCCGCAACCTCGGCATAGGAGTCCAGAGCTGTTCTGTCCAGTTCCGCAGATACAACAGTCCCCCGGGGGAACCCAAGCCCTTGAAGTGTTCGCGAATCCCCTCCACTACCACATAGCGTCAGAACAGTATTTCTACGATCATGCTCTAAGATCTTTTTCTCAGCCATTTCATTCCAAAAGATCGTCCTGGCTAGTTTCTTCCCTGGGGAGTCCCCCTTGTACGTCCCGATCCCGCTCATGGTGCCTCTTCAGTTGTGCTGTGGGTGTGCTCTGGTGTCTGAACTGGGCCGCTGAGTAGATAGCGGAGCTCTGAGATCTTGTGCTCAGATAGGGTGAGACCACCATCGCCTGGGGCCCACCTCAAGACCACAGCTGCGTCGGTGGACTCGAGTACAAAAATGCCGGGTGGGATCAACCAGCCTGTAGCAGTGCGTTGGGGTCTGAACCCGGAGTAGTCCCGGCGGGGCTGGAACATAGCGATTCCAGCGGTTGTAAAGATCTGCAGGATACTAGGATCCAGCACGTGACCGTCTCGGCTTCTCGGCCCCGTCCCAGACGTACTCCACGATCCTGCCGTCCTTCTCCAGAGCGAACACAGATGGCGGCAGTTCCCAGCCCCCAGGGATCGGGCGGGGTTCGGTGTCTTCGTAACCCTGGAGAGGTGTGCAGAACAGTAGTGCGGCTTCGGTTTGGATTCTGAGCATAGTCCTCAAGATCTTATAGGCAAAGATCTAACCCCTAGCGGCTTTCGCCGTGGGGTCTTCGATGATCTCAGGCGGTTCGGCTCTCCAGGCTCTTCTCTAGGAACTCAAGCTCGTCCCGTTCTTCATCTTCCAGAGCCTCGAGCAGGTGTTCGTGTCTCTCCTCATCCCGCTTAGCTGCGGTCTTGAGGCGACGCATCTCGGCGTCGTGGGCCTCGGCCTCGCGGATCTCCCGAGCCTGGCGCAGGGCGGTGTCCTCAGCGGCTTTCGCCGCGATGAGGGTCAAGAGGGTGGTGAGCTTCTCATCCACCGAGTTGATGATGTAGAACCCGGTGGCGGCGGCCACCGCGGCATTGGGATCGGTTTCCGAGAGCTTACGAATCATTTCCACTACGAGCTCTTTTGGGTCCATGGTTCCTCCTCTGAAGACGCAGATTGCGCCTTCTACATACTTATAGGGTGATCTCTACTGGTTTTGACAAAGCACAGGGCTCTCGTGGTTTCGACACCACCCAGGTCTTTGGGGTAGACTCCAGTAATGCCGGCACACCGTTTACACGGCCGTCTCAGGTTCCAGGGCCTCGACATTAGCGTGGAAAACGCCAAGGGCTCGACGCGGCGGTGGTACGACCCCAGCGGCAAGGAGACGGGCTCTACACTGATGAAGAACCACTATGGCTACATCAAGAAGACCCGGGGTACCGATGGTGATCACGTCGATGTCTATGTCGGCCCCAATCCCGATGCCTCTACGGCTTACGTCATCAACCAGATGAAGAAGCCAGCGGGGTCAACTCGTGGTGATGGCGCGAAGTGGGATCGGTTCGACGAACAGAAGATCATGTTGGGGTTTGACTCCGCCGAGGATGCTAGAGAGGCGTACAGCGCCCAGTACGATGATCCCAGGTTCTTTGGCTCAATGAAGGCGATGACAATGACTGAGTTCAAAACCAAGGTCTTGGATCCGGATAGTCACGGCAAGAAGGTGGCCGAGTGCGGTGACAGCATGAGCTCCAGACTACGCCGACTACGGGAACGGAGGTCTGATCCCTACGCCAAGACCGCGAAGGTCACCGGTATGCACGGCTACCTCACCCCAGAAGAGGTCACTGCGCTACAGAACCGGAACCGGCCCAACACCGGGATCCGGGGGAATCAACCCGCGCAGTTCCGCGGCATCATCCAGCCGCAGAAGCTCTCTGGGTTAGCCCATGCCGCAGAGTCCGGTAGGGGTCTCCCACAGGCCGAGCTCTGCAAGGGCATGGCTGTGGAATCCGAGCACACCGCAGATCCTGCCACGGCGCTTCAAATCGCGATCGACCACCTCAAGGAATCCCCGGACTACTACAAGGAGCTCAGTAAACTGGAATCCAAGATGAAGAAGGCTGCCCCCTTCATCGACGACTTCGTCGAAGCCAGTCTCGCCGAGATGGGTCGTGGTGGTGGACTGGCCGGGTTCAAGCTCTCTTCCGAACTCCTCGGGGGCTCCGCCGGGGTCGAGGAGCTTCCACCGCTCACGGCGTTCGCCAAGGCCACGACGACGAAGGCCGAAGCCTCAGATGCCAAGGCCGAGCTCTCTAAGTCGGCGTCAGAGCGGGTTCACCGCCTCGCCGACAGGATTGATGATGTCGGCATCGGGGTTCTCGCCGCGCCGTACGCCGCTGACGTCGTGTCCCATGGCATGGAGAAGGCCCGTAACCCCAAGATCCGAGCCGCGGCCGGTGCCCTACGCGCCGCAGTGGGTACAGAGTCCAGGTTTGGGAAGTCCCATGGCCGGGAGCTCGCCGGACTCGCCATGGTGGCCCCTGGGGTCACACATAGCCTGGCCCGTGGGGTGGACAAGGCCCTGCCCAAGCAGAAGCAATCCGCCTACCACGAGGCCCTGGCCAAGATGGGTCCGGAGAAAACCGCGCAGTGGGAGAAGCTAGCCAGCACCCTGGACCCCGATTTCGAGTACCTCGATGAGGAGAAGCGGGCCAACCTGTTCTTCGGACTCAGCCGTCTGGCCGGTCGAGGTGCTGGTGCGGTAGGCCGTGGCGCCAGGGCCGTCCAGGGCGCCGGGTCCAGAGCCATGCAATGGTCCCAGGACGCAGGAAGCCGTGTGGCTCAAGGCGTCAGGGGTACGACGGCTCGAGCATCCCAGGGCGTGTCCAATCAAGTACAGAACGTGTCAAGCCAGGCCCGTGCCGGTTTTCACTCCGGGCGTACTGGGCAAAAAATCAGCCCAGGAACTGTGCAACGCATGGACAGAGTCAAACCCCCTGTGACGGCCCAGGCTCCG